TAGTAAGATGCTACGAAAACCTGAGGTACAGGCATACATGATGTCTGAGATTCAGCGAAGTTTCGGATTGTCTTCAGCCAAAGCATCAGCACGACTCCTATCCCTTTCTCAGGGGGCTAAGAGTGAGTATGTACAGCTTGAAGCTAGTAAAGACATACTCGATAGGGCTGGGTTCAAAGCCCCTGAGAAACACCAACACCTTGTCGGTGGTAACTTCTCCATTAACATAGACTTATCGTAGAATTTACAGGGATAGTGTCGTGTGATGGTTACCCTACCCCCAAAAACTAGGCAACGACAAGTGAGGGGGGTACTGCCCACACAATATAGTTCTTCAAGGTTCGATCATCATGTGTTATAGATTTAGTTATGGCTTATAAAACTCCAGCATGGCAAAGAAAGGCAGGAAAGAATCCTAAGGGTGGACTCAATGCTAAAGGTCGTGCATCTTATAAAGGCGGTACATTGAAAGCTCCTGTTAAGTCAGGCGACAATCCTAGAAGATCAGCGTTCCTTGCAAGAATGGGAAACATGAAAGGACCAGAATATAAGAAAGGTAAGCCAACAAGATTACTACTATCGCTTAAAGCTTGGGGTGCATCATCAAAAGCTGATGCTAGAAAGAAAGCTAAGGCAATGGCAGTAAGATTAAAAAACAGAAAGAAGAAAGGCAAAGCGTAATGGCATTAACAACAAAACAAAAAGCAACTTTAAAAAAACATAGCGTACATCATACTGCAAAACATATGAAAGAAATGAAAGTATCTATGGNTAAAGGTGTAAGTTTTACAAAAGCACATAAGAGTGCATTAAAAAAGGTAGGTAAATAATGGCGNCAGAAAAAGGAACACACACAAGAAAAGATGGTAAGAAAGCCAAGAAAGGTTTGTATTACTATATTAATAAGAAAAAAAAAGCTGGTACATCCAAGAGTAAAAGTAAATCAACTATCTCTAAGTCAGCTTATGACAACATGAAAAGTGGCTTTAAAAAATAATATATATTTGGTAAAGTTATGGAAAAGCGGCGAGATGGAACTTGTTGAAGAACATAAATTAAGCGAAGAGGAATTTAAAATTTTTTTTTGCCCAACAGGTTTTCGTGCAACATATGAGGATATAAAAGATGAAGAGAGTACCTAAAACAACATACCCTGATGGAAGAAACAACACAAAGGAAAACTATGAAGAAGCTAGAAAAATCCGAACCAGAGAAGAACTCAATACTCCACAAGAATCAAATGAGAGCCAATCAGATGATGGAGAACGAGAAGAAAGCTAANGAAGAATACACAGCTAAAAGAATAAAAGAATATGTAGAGTTTAAGATGTTAAAAGGTCATTCAGAAAAAGAAGCAACTAAGATGGCTAAAGAACAGATAATGAATCAAGCACCATGAGTATCTTCACTAAGGTTGCGATAAAAGATTTGCAGATACTTAGAAAGGTAGTTAGAACTCAACATATGAAACACTATCCATCATCCCATGTAAATGACACAGAAGCAGATAGAATCATTGAATCTCTTTCAGATAATGCAAGAGAGAAACTAATTAAATTAGCGGTAGATTATGGGATCACTAAATTATAAACCTGATGGGGAAACCCTTAAAAATTTTTTAAAAGACAGTAGCTTTCTTAGAGGACTGCGTGGTCCAGTAGGTAGCGGTAAATCTGTTGCTTGTTGTATAGAAGTTATTAGAAGAGCATTAATGCAAGAAGCCATCTGAAGATGGNAAAAGAAAATCAAGATGGGCTGTCATAAGAAATACAAACCCACAATTAAAAACAACAACAATTAAAACTTGGCTTGATTGGTTTCCTGAAGAAGAGTGGGGAAGATTTGCATGGAGTGTTCCATATACTCATAATATTAAAAAAGGAGATATAGAACTTGAAGTTATATTTTTAGCACTTGATAGACCTGAAGATGTAAAAAAATTATTATCATTAGAACTTACAGGTGTTTGGATTAATGAAGCAAGAGAAATACCTAAGTCTATTGTAGATGCTTGTACAATGAGGGTAGGAAGATATCCATCTATGAGAGATGGTGGACCAAGTTGGTATGGTGTTATAGCAGATACTAACCCACCTGATACAGATCATTGGTGGTCTATCATGGCAGGAGAAACAATTATTCCTGATTACATAACTAAACAAGAAGCTAAGATGTTAGTTAAACCTGATAACTGGTCTTTCTATAATCAACCACCTGCTATGTTAGAAGTTAAAAATAAAGAAAATGAAATAGAGGGATATGAAAATAATAAAGTTATGGAGAACCAAAACAATTTAACTCCAAATTATTATAGAAATATTATACGAGGTAAAACTAAATCTTGGATTGATGTTTATGTATTAAATAAATTAGGACAAATAGAAGATGGCAAACCAGTTTACGAATCATTTAAAGAACAAGTCCATGTTGCTAAAGGAGAAATAGCTATAGCAGATGGTGTTCCTATATTTTGTGGAATAGATTTTGGATTAACACCTGCTTGTGTATTTGCACAACGAATAAGAAATAGATGGGTAGTGTTTGAAGAATTAGTTGCAGAAGATATGGGTATAGTAAAATTTTCTGATTTAATGAAACAAGTTATGGCACAATACTTACCAAGAGAATTTGTAATTTTTGGCGATCCAGCAGGGGATCATAGAGTACAAACAGATGAAAGTACACCCTTTCAAATCATGCGTGGTAAAGGATTATTTGCAAGACCAGCTCCATCTAATGATGTAACTCTTAGATTAGAATCAGTATCATCTGTATTAAATAGAATGGTAGATGGAGAATCAGGAATGATTATAGATCGTAAATGTAATAACTTAATTAAAGGTTTTACTGGTGGTTATCACTATAGAAGACTCCAAGTATCAGGAGAAAGATATGATGAAAAACCAAATAAGAATAGATTTTCTCATGTACATGATGCTTTGCAATATTTACTGTTAGGTGCAGGAGAGGGAAGAGCATTGACTATTGGTAATAAATCTAATAAACCTGTAGTTGCGAAAAGGAATTTTAATGTATTTGATGTTAAACCAAAATCAGTTTATGAAAGGAGGAGATAGTTATGTGTGCAGGTCCATTTAAACCATCTGCTCCGCCACCACCACCACCTCCAGTAGAAGAGGAAAGTGTAAAGCAACAACGAGCAAGAATGCGTAAGCAACAAGAAGCAGAAAGAACTGCTAATAAGCAACAAGCATTCGAAGATAGAGTTGCGGCATACTCAGGTAGAAGAGGTCGAAGATCACTTTTATCAGGTAGAAGAGGCGGACAAGGTTTCGAAGTTTCACAAAATCTAATGTCTAAAGATACTTTAGGAGCATAGATGGTAGTAGATGTAAAACCACAAAGAGTAGAGAACTATTCTGAGAGTGGTGTGAAACGATTGATTACTCGTTACAACAACGCTAAGGCAGTCAAAGATATGTGGCTTCCTACTTTTGAAGAATGCTATGAATTTGCTTTACCACAAAGGGAAAGTTTTTATAGTGAGTCAATAGGTAGAAGACGATCTGACAGAATCTTTGATGAAACTGCTGTAGTAGGTGTACAAGAATTTGCTAGTAGATTACAATCAGGTATTGTTCCTAACTATGCAAGATGGGCAGACTTTGTTGCTGGTTCAGAAATACCAAAGGATGAACAGAAAGATGTTAATTTAGAATTAGATCAAGTAACAGAATATGTTTTTGAAATATTACAGAACTCAAACTTCTCACAAGAAGTACATGAAACATTTTTAGATTGTGCTGTAGGTACAGGTGTACTTTTAGTAGAAGAGGGAGATGCAGTACAGCCAGTTAAATTCAAAGCAATCCCATTACCACAAATAGTTTTAGATGCAGGACATGATGACAAAGTAGATCATGTATTTAGAAATAGAAAAATTAAAATGAAAGATATTACTTATGCTTACCCACAAGCTGTCTTATCAGAAAAAATGCAAATGGATATGGACAAAGCTCCTGACATGGATTGTGATGTATTAGAAATTGTTTATAAAAATTATGCTAATACAAAAGAAGATGAATATAAATTTTGTGTTATCTCTCAAATGTATGAACATAAATTATTTGAAGATACATACAAAGGTTTAGGATCAAACCCTTATATTGTTTATAGATGGTCTAAAGTAGCAGGAGAAGTATATGGAAGAGGTCCATTACAATTAGCGTTACCTGCAATTAAAACTTCTAACTTAGTTATAGAATTAATTTTAGAAAATGCACAGATGTCTATATCAGGAATGTATCAAGTAGAAGATGATGGAGTTATTAATGTAGATAACATTGCACTAATTCCTGGTACTATTATTCCTAAAGCGGCTGGATCATCAGGACTACAACCAATAGCACAAGCAGGAAACTTTAATGTAAGTGATTTAGTTTTAAGAGATATGAGAACTAATATTAAAAAAGCATTGTACAATGATATGTTAGGTACACCAAATGAAAAAACACCTATGACAGCTACAGAAGTTGCAGAAAGAATGGCTGACTTATCAAGACAAATAGGTGCGGCATTCGGAAGATTACAAGCTGAATTAGTTAATCCAGTATTACAAAGAGTAATTTATATTTTAAAGAAACAAGGTAGAATAAAAATACCAGTTGTTAATGGTAGAGAAATAAAAATTAAATCATCTTCTCCATTAGCACAAGCACAACAGCAACAAGATGTTGCCACAATAGATAGATTTTTAGCTATGGTACAAAGTAGAGTTGGTCCACAGTTATTAAATGTTCTTGTTAAGCAAGACGAGGTAGCTAAATATGTTGCTAAAAAATTAGGTGTTCCTGAACAATTAATAAGATCACAAGAAGAAATGCAGGAAGCCGCCCAACAAATGCAACAGATGATGCAACAACAACAAGGACAAGGACAGCCAACAGAAGAAGAAACTCAATAACATGATAACTTCCATATGCATAAATCTGTTTTAGTAATTAGCGATCTCCATATACCTTATCATCACAAAGATGCTTTTGCTTTTCTAAAAGCTATTAAAAAAGAATTTAAACCTGATACTGTAATTAACATTGGAGATTTATTAGACTTCCATGCAATATCAATGCACGAACATAATCCTGACTTACCAAGTGCAGGACAAGAATTAGATATATCAAAAGAATATATAAGAGAATTAGAGGGAATATTTCCTGAAGTAACTGAAGTAGATTCTAATCATAGTAGTTTAGTTTATAGAAGAGCATTAAGATTTGGAATGTCAAAACAATTTCTAAAACCTTATGGAGATTTCTTAGGTACTAGAAAATGGAAGTGGGTAGATGACATGACATTAAAATTAAGTAATGGAAAAAAATGTTTCTTTACACATGGAAGATCAGCAGATGTTTTAAAAGTTTCACAAACAATGGGTATGAGTGCAGTACAAGGACACTATCATACAAAGTTTGTTATATCTTATTGGGCTAATCCTGATGATATATTCTTTGGTATGAATGTAGGTTGTTTAATTAATCAAAAGTCTATGGCATTCTCATATGCAAAAAACTTTAGAACAAGATTCATTATTGGATGTGGAGTAATACTAAATGGAATACCTAGATTACTTCCAATGGTGTTAGATAAAAATGGAAACTGGATAGGAGAGTTAGTATGAGTGATGAACAAAAAATAAATCCTGATTATTATCAAGCAGGTAAATGTACTTGTGGTAAAATTTTACAAACATATGATTATGTAAGACACTTACCATATGCAGATGCAACAGCTATTAAATATATTACAAGGCATAGAGAAAAAGGCGGAGTAGTAGATATTAAAAAAGCTATATGGTTTTTGAAAGCGATATTAAAAGATGAGTACAAAGAAAGCGAGTAGCCCAGTAAATATAGGTGGAGAAAAATACTATAAGTATTTAATAGTTTGGAATGATATCGTAGGAGATAGTACAATCACAGATTTAAATGACTTTGAAAATATGAAAACAGCTATAATTAAAACAGAAGCATACATATTTAAAAAGACAAAAGCAGATATACATACCTTTAGTAGCTATCAAAATGAGGATGGAGAAATAGGATTTGGGGATAGAAATATTATCCCTAGAAGTGTTATACAAAGTATGATAAGGATTTAATATGTCAGAACATAATAAAGCCCTGATAGGTTTGGACAACTTTAAACGAGGTTCTGAAGAAGAAACCAAAATAAATGATGTGTTTAAAACATTGTTTAGTACCACTATAGGTGCTGAAGTTCTCCAATACCTTAAATCAATAACGATTGATTCAGTCGCTGGACCTGAAATATCAGACCATGCTCTAAGACATTTAGAGGGTCAAAGATATTTAGTAGGTTTAATACAGCGAAGAATTAATAAAGGTAAAAGTCAAAACATAATAAAGGAGAATCAAAATGGCTGAAGAGCAAACACAACCAGTACAGGAGCAAACTCCAGTACAGGAAACACCAGTAGAGAATAATGTTTCACAAGAAACATCTGCACCTACTACAACAGAACCAGCACCAAGACCTGAGTATATACCTGAGAAATTTTGGGATGCTGAAAAAGGAAAACTCAATGTAGAAGAGTTTGGTAAATCTTATACTAACTTAGAAAAATATGTAGGTGGTAAAAAAGAAGAACTAAGAGATGTTATCATTGATGAATTAAAACAAGAAGCTAATGCAGAAAGACCTGAAGCAATAGAGAAATATGAATTACCTAAACTTCCTGAGAATGTAACAGAAGATATAGTTAATGCTAATCCTATGACAGAATGGTGGAAAAATTTTTGTTGGGAAAATTCATACGATCAAGAAGTATATCAAGAGGGTATTAATAAATATGTTGATGCTTATGTTGGACAACAACCTGATATAGAAGTTGAGAAATCTAAACTAGGAGAAAATGCAGAAGCAAGATTAGATGCTGTGAATAGTTGGGCATCTACATTTTTTAGTCCTGAACAATACGAAATAGTTTCTTCTACTATGGGTTCTAATGTTGATGGGATAGAAGCACTTGAAAAAGTTATGGAATCTCAAAAACAAAACATATCAAGAGCAGGGCAAGTTGCACAACCTGAAAGACCTCTAACAATAGAAGATGTTAGAACTATGATGAAAGATAAAAGATACTATGATGGTAGAGAGCGTGATCCATCTTATGTAGCAAAAGTTGATGAAGCATTTAACAGACTCTATAGGGGTTAATGTTATATGTTGAAAAGACTATACCTGAACATTGTTTTCTTTTAGCTCCTAACTTAAAGGCACTAGACAGGTATGAGATAGCTTTGTGGGGGCTTGATCCCCTACAAGCATTACTACAACCATTTAGATACAGCAGACCAAATGTTAATTCTTTTACTATATTAACAAAAGATCACAAAGTTGCCGCAATCTTTGGTGCTGTACCATCAAGAATGGATAATAAAATCGGCACAATATGGTTCTTATCCTCTAAAGAATTAGATAAAAACTATTTATATTTCCTTAAAAGAAACAAGAAATGGCTACATTACTTAGAAGAACATTACATATATTTGTCCAATTACATAACAGAAGAACATACTAAATCTATTAGATGGTTAAAGTGGCAAGGATATAATTTTTCTAAACCTATGCTTGTAAAAAATGTAAAAGTGTTGTACTTCTATAAACGACTACATAATGTAGTCAAAAAGGGTACACAGCCCATATTAGAAGAGATCGGTCCTTTATGGACAACCGAATTAATTTAATGCGGACAACTGTTTAATTAACAACAACGACTAACAAAGGAGTATAAATATGAGTACATCTATTTCAACTGCCTTTATTAAACAGTTCGAAGCTGAAGTCCACATGGCTTACCAAAGAATGGGATCAAAGCTAAGAAACACAATAAGGCAAGTAAATAATGTAAAGGGGAGTCAGGCGAGATTCCAAAAAGTAGGAACTGGTAGTGCTGTTTCAAAAAGCAGACACGCTCAAATTCCAACTATGGATATCACTCACTCAACTGTTGATGTTACTTTAGCGGATTTCTATGCGGCAGATTATGTCGATAGATTAGACGAGCTAAAAACTAACATTGACGAAAGACAAGTACTATCTCAATCTGCGGCGGCGGCATTGGGGAGAAAAACAGACCAACTAATCATTGATGTATTAGACGCTGGTTCAAATTCAAGTAATGTTGTACATGGTTCTGCTGGATTAACTCTAGCAAAAGCATTGACAGTTTACGAAACATTTGGAGCGGCTGATGTACCTGATGATGGGCAAAGATACTTTGTAGTATCTCCTGCAGGTTGGGCTGATCTACTTCAAATAGATCAATTCTCTCGTGCTGAATATGTAGGCGAAAGTGATTTACCATACGCTGGTGGATTAACTGCGAAGAGATGGCTTGGATTTATGTGGTTCACTCATTCTGGTTTATCAAAAGCTTCTACTACTAGAGATTGTCATGCTTATCACAAGTCTGCAATCGGAGTAGCTATGGGTTCTGATATTAGAACTGAGATCAACTACATTCCTGAAAAAGTCAGTAACTTAATCACATCATACATGAGTCTTGGAGTAGTAGAGATTGATGGTAATGGTATGATTGAATGTCAAATAACAGAATAGGAGATATAACATGGCATACACATCAAGCAACTTAAAGAAAATTGCAGGTGGGTCAAATAGTGTTTTCCTATATGATTCTGCTGACGCAATCGGAACAATCATAGGTAGTGGCTACTTCAATACTGCTACTGCTGAACTTAAACAGAATGATGTTATCATAGCTGTAGGTTCAACAGGCGGTACTAGAACTGTAGATATGATTGTAGTTTCATCTGCAACAGGTGCGGCTACAGTTACTACTATCAATGGTACATAATAAATAGTTATGTGGGGGGATTTACTTCCCCCTACATTTAATATAGATATAAAATATGGCTGATAGTAAATTTGATATATGTAATAAAGCACTTGTCCTAGTAGGAGCAAATACAATCTCAAGTTTTACTCAGAATACTACTGAATCAAAAGTAGCAAACCAATTATACGAATCAACTTTAGAAAATTTATTAACAAGATGTAGATGGAGATTTGCATCTAAACAAGCACAACTTAGTAAAAATACAGCTAATCCTGATGCTAGATATGATTCTTCATATGCATTACCAAATGATGCACACATTATACATACTGTTACTGTAGGAGATGATGTTATTAAATATGACAGATATGGACAAAATTTATTTACAAACACTACATCTAGTGATACTGTAATAGCGGATTATACCTTTCAACCTAGTGAAAGCATTTTTCCTCCCTACTTCAAACAGACGCTAGTTTTCGAGCTAGCGTCTTTGTTTGCTGGTGCAATAGCAAGAAATGATCAACTATCTGAACTGTATCATAAAAGATCAATAGCCCAACTTGCTATAGCTAAAGCAACTGACGCACAAGCACAAACAACAAGAAGATTAAATGTGGATAGGTTTAGAAATGTTAGAAACAGAACAGCACTAAATGATATAACAGCAACCTCTCCATAATAGAAATGAATTATGGCAAGACAAAGAATACATCAGGGTAGTTTTTTAAGAGGGGAACTTGATCCTACTATTATATCTCGTGTTGATTTATCAGCATATGGTCAAGGATTAAAGAAAGCTAGAAATGTTATTCCTATTAACCAAGGTGGTATTGAACGAAGAGGTGGTTCAGTAGCAAGGGCAGACTTAGGTGGAGCAAGTAGATTAGAAGCATTTATCTTTAATCAAAATCAAGAATATGTATTTGCATTCCAAAACCAAACATTAAAAATTTATTCTACTAATGGAACTTTAGTAGCAACATTATCATCTTGTCCTTGGATAACAGCAGATTTGTTTGAAATGGATATGACGCAATCAGGCGACACAATGATAATTACACACCAAGATTTTGTACCACAAGTAATACAAAGAATAGGATCAACATCATTTACAAGAACAGCTTTTGGTTTTGAAACAAGTGTCAATGGAGAAAAAACATATCAACCCTATTTTAAATTTGCTGATGATGATATCACATTAGATATTAACAATACATCTAAAGGTACTACTGGTGTAACATTAACTACTAATACAGCATACTGGACATCAGCTTATGTTGGAATGATTGTAAGATATCATGGAACAGAAATACTTATAACAGGATATACTTCTTCTACAGTTATAACAGGAACACTATTAGCTGATGTTTCTATAGAACTAGATGATGATCCTTTTAAAACTACACAAGGTTCAGGAACAGTAGAAGTTACTATGGTAGCACATGGATTTACAAATGGAGCTTCTATTACTATATCAGGTGCAGAAGATATATTTGATACAGATGGTGGTGGTTTAGCTACTGCAAACTTAAATGGTACATTTACTATTACTGTTACAGATGATAATCATTTTACTTATACTGCTGGTGCTTCTGATACTGCAACTGAATCTGTAGATGGTGGTGGTGTTAGAGTATTAATTACAGGTCATCCACCTACTAGAAACTGGGATGAACAAGTATTTTCTTCTATCAATGGTTTTCCTAATACAGTTACATTCCATGAACAAAGATTATTCTTTGGTGGAGTAACAGCATTACCTGATGGATTACAAGCTAGTATGGTAGCAGACTTCTTTAACTTTGATGTAGGAGATGGAGAAGATTCTGATTCAGTACAAATACAAATAGCATCAGATCAAGTAAATGAAATAAGACATTTAATATCAGGCAAAGTATTACAGATACTTACAAGTACAGGAGAGTTTTTTTTAAAACCACAGGTATCAAAACCTATTACACCAACTGATATAAGAATTATAAGTCAATCTAATCTAGGTTCTCAGTTAAAAGCTAAACCAAGAATCTTTGATAATGCTACAATCTTTATACAAAACAATGGTAAAACAGTTAGAGAGTTTTTATTTAGTGCGGCGGCAGAAGAATTTTCTTCTAATAGTATATCTCTATTATCTAATCATTTAATATCTACACCAAGTGATACAGCTAAATTAACTTCTATAGCTGATAGAACTGAACAGTTTTATTTTGTAGTTAATTCAGATGGTACTATAGGAATCTTTACTTCTCAAAGAAATGAAAAGATAGCAGGATGGATGCAATGGAATACAGATGGAGAATATGAATCTGTAGCTTGTACAACTAATAGTATATATACAGCAGTTAAAAGAACTATTAATGGTTCTGCTTATTATAGTTTAGAACAACAAGCATCTACTTCATTTGATGTACCTACAGATTATACAATAACTAAAACAGTATCAGGAAGTTATCAACCACATGGTGTACCTAAAGTAAATGGTGCTATTTCTAGTACAACTACAATGATAGCAGATGGATTTACTAATGCTCCTAGTCAAGGAGAAACATTCCAATTTGGAGGATCAGGAACTATTTATACAATACAATCTGCAACTGCTACTGGTAATAGTGGAGAGTACACAATAGTAATTAATGCATCTGTTTCTCAATCAAATAACACAACATTACAATTTGTTACTAGCAAAGTATTCTCAGGATTAACTACTCATGTAGGTAAAACTGTATTTGCAACTGCTGGATCAACTGAGGGTGGTGCTATTTATTATTATGGTAGCGGTGTAGTAGATGGAAGTGGAAATGTTATTATAGATACACCAACTACAGCTTGTGATATTGGATTAAATTATAGTATTACTTTAGAAACATTACCTATAGATGCAACTATCCAAGGTGGACAATTAACAGGATTACCAAGAAAAATAGGTAAGAGTGTTATAGAATTGTCTTCAACTTATAATGTACAAATAAATTCAAATGATGTAGTTCTAACAGAAACAACATTGAATACATCAAGTGGATTAACAAGTTTTACAGGAAAGAAAGAAGTGTACACATTAGGATATAGTTTAGAACCAAACTTAACAATTACTCAATCAGCACCTTTGCCAGTTAGAATCTTAGGTATAACTTCGGAGATATATTACTAATGTGTAGTCCAACTATATTTGTAGCTATGGGAGCATCTGCTGGAACAGCATCTACATTAGCGGCTGTTTCTACAATAGGTTTAGTTGCTGGTGGTACTATGATGAGTATCAATGCACAGAAACAAGCTATGAGATATCAACAACAACAAGCTGAGTTTCAAGCTAAACAATATAAAGCTAAAGCTGATGGAGAATATTTACAAACACAAATGCAAGAAAACGAAAGAAAAAAGAAATATTATTCTCAACTATCTAGTAACAGGGCTATGTTAAGTACAATGAATATTACTACAGACTCAGCATCATCAAGAGCATTCTTTAAAGCAAACAAAGAAGTAGTTAAAAAAGATATAGAAAAAATAAAACTAATGGGTAATGAAAAAAGATTAGCCGCATTATATGGAGTACAACAAGCAGAACTATCAGGAAGAGCGGCAGAAGCTAAATATCAATCAGGTAAAATAGCAACAATAGGTAGATCATTAATGTCAAGTTATCCAATAGCCCAAGAAAAAGGATGGGTATAATATGGCATTAAAAAAAGAAACACAACAAATTAGATATACAGAACAGATAGGTGTTAATAGAGGTAGTGGATTTTCTGCAATGGCTGATGCATCTATCACACAAGCTAATCAATTAAATAGTTTAGTTACTCAATTTGCTGATGTTGGATTAAAACAACTTAAATCATTTGGTAAAAAAGTAGGAGAAGATGCGGCACAAAATTATGAGTTTGGAGAAAAGAAAGTAACTTACACAGATAAAACAGGAGAAGTTAAAGAACAATTTGTACCTACTAAAGTAGATATGCCTAAACATTTAAATACTGTTACAGGTAAAGCAACTTTTGAAAAAGAAATATACAATAGATATCGAGATGAAGTATTTACTAATATTAAAAATATTATTTTAGAAGAAAGAACAACAGCAGAAGAGGGTTACGATACACAACAGAATTTTTCTACAGTAGTAGATGCTAGATTAGAACCATTACTAAATGAATTAGAACCTAAATTTAAATTAATAGCACAAACATTTGCAGAAGAACAACATGGTATGCATGGTAGAATGGTTGCTACAAACTTTAGCAGACACAAGGAACAAGTATTAGGTGTTCAATGGACTAACACAAAAAAAGTTTCTGTTGATTCTATTAACTCACATTTATTTACTAATGGAGATAATAAAAAATCTACAGAATTAATTAAAGAATTAGAAGAAAAAACATTAATAGCACAAGACAATAATATTGTAGATGCAGAAGCTACTGGTTCTCAGTTTATTAAAGATCAATATATTAAAACTAATACAATGAATTTATTTAAAGGTGTTCATATAGATGATTTAGATAATGCATCTTCTATGGATATTCAAAATGCTATTAGTAATTATACTAAGATAGCTTCTCTTATACAGATAAGTGGACCAAATAAGATTACACTTACAATGGCTAATGGAGAAAAAAAAGTAATTAACAAATCAGATTTACAATCAAAAACACAAAATAACTTTGGTGTATTATCAGATATAAGAACAGCATTTAGTAATCAAGCTAATATGTTAAAGTCTATGCTTACACAAAAAACAAGCGATAATAATATAACTTCTTTATACGCACATAATAAAAATCAAACAGCTATTGGTATGAATGCTACTACAGGAAATATGTCAAAGAAAGAATTTTCAGGTCAATTATTTAAAGGTGTTAGTTATGAAAACATGGTTAATGATTATAATTCATCAGTAGATGAAATAGAAAGAGTAGATATAAAAAATGCATTAGGTAATACTAAGTTTTTAAAATGGTCTATATCTACACAGCATGTATTACCTGAATCTGTAATCAATAATATAGAAGCGGCATATGGAAACTTTAATCAAAACTCAATAGAACAATTAAGAAACTCAGGCATTATAACTTACATGAAAGATTATAGACATACATTTAAGATAGATGAGAATGTTTCTAATGTAGAGATGGATATATTTTCTACACTAGGTATAGATAGAAAAACTAGAAATAGAATAATAGCAGTAGAAAACGCATTAGCATTAAATCCTAATTTAGTAGATGCGTTAGCAGAAGTAACAAACTTTTATAATGACTATGATAAACAATCTTTTCAAAGTGCATCACAAGCAATTCAATTTTCTTCAGGTGGTAGAGTTAAAGGTGTTAATGATTTAAATGCTTACATTGTAAAAGAAACTGGTAAATTAATATCATCAATAGATGGTGCAGATGGTGTACCTGTTTTATCAGAAACATTAGTACAAGAAGTTATCAAACAAGTACACTTAGATATTGTAGAGGGAATGCCATTAAGAAATGTAAATGATACTAAACCTTTAATTAAAGATGCATTGCAATATGTTATGAATGGAGAAACTGGTTTTGGTTTTTCTAAGTTTGGTTATTCTAATTTTAGAAATATAAAACTAGATGAGGGAGAGTATCAAAATAAATCTCATTTTGTAAATAGTCCTCCTGAAAAGTTTTCTTTACCTGATGGAGATGGTAATATGAATATAGAATGGATGACACCAGCTATTAATTATTTAGTTAAAAACTCAGAAGATTATTCTGCTATAGATCAATTCAAACCTGAATTTGGTAAAAATATATTCTTACAAGCAACAGATATAAACAATGCAACACCAAAGTATTACTTAGTATTTGTTAATCAAAATGGAAAAGCTACTCCATTAATAGATAAAAATATGTTGCCTATAGTTTATGATCCTATTCCTGATTATAAACAAAATATGGAAAACCTTAATATGAATGCAGGTTATGAAAAAATGATTAATGATTATAGAAATAAAAGAATGAACTTCTTAGAAAATAGAGCAAACATACCTAAAGAATATTTATCACAAAGCATACCTTATAGTATGAAAAAAATATACAATTCTGAACAGTATAAAAAGAATGTAATGCAATTTGATAATGACCAGTTAATTAAAACAATACCATTAGGAGAATAGCATGGCTAATCCAAATGATAAATCAGGAAACCAAACATATATTAATCAAGAACGAGAAGAAGATTTAACTGTATTTCAAAATATTAATGCACAGTACACACCATCTCCACATAATGTAGGAAGACAATTTGAATTTGATTCAGGGTTTTGGTCTGATGTATCTGATGAATGGAATCTATCTTGGGTAGGACAATTAAAAGATACTTATGTACATGACAATGGTTATACAAGTGGTGGTATAGATAAAGACTATGATCCATTTAATCCTGATAACTTAGCAGGTTATGAACAATACGCAGGTAAGTTTGTTGATGTAATAAACAAAGACCACCATGATTTTTTAAAACAAAAGATAGATAGAAACTTGATGAAAAGAGAAAGATTAGAATCAAGTGAAAGAGGAATTATGCCTGCTCTAGTTGCAGGATTAGGCGATCCTATTAATTTAATACCTATACCATTTGTAAAAGGAATATCATTTGGACACAAGTTTGTTAAAGGTGGATTGATGTCAGCAGGTTTAGTTGGTGCAACAGAACCAATTAGAAGAGCAAATGATCCTACTGCAAGTAATCAAGAAACAGCTATGTATATAGGTGGTGCATTTTTACTAGGAGGTTTATTTAGTGGTGCATTAGGTAAAACAATTACAAGAAAAACTATTACAGAAAAAGGTGGTATTAATAAAATAAGTGATAACTACTTTGAATCTCATGCTAAAACTGAGGGAAGAAATACTTGGGAAAATGGTTGGTCATACAAAGTAGGAGATGATGCATATAATACTGGAGTAGAAGTAAGTAATACAAATAGTTTTACAGGTAAGAAATATAACCCAGTTGTATTCCAAGGTGTTAAGTCAGGTAATAAACTTGTTGTTGATGAAACATATTTAAGAAATTTATATACACAAGGTAAGCATTTAGTATCAGATATTGCAGGAGCAAATCCTTTACCTAGAAAAATGTTTAGAACACCTGATGATTATATTAATTTTAGAATGAAGAAAGAAATCTTTAGTAGATTATATACTAAAAGAAACAAAGGAGAAAAGTTAATAGATTATGAAAATAGATTAAATGATGATGTACTAAATGACATTATAAAAATTAATTCTGCACCAAGAACAACAGATACAAATAAATTATTAGAGTTTGTAGAGGGTTGGACAAATTATGGAACAGTAATGAAAGCATTTAAAGACCCACACTATGCAAGAAAAATGCAAGAGTTAGGTGGAGATTTTGCTACAGCTATGAGAGGTAACAAAGAGGGAGTACCTACAGCTAACTCAGTTATAATGGATTCATTTACAAAATGGTACTCAGGTTTAAGAACTACTTTACAATCTATAGATGATGAGTTTGTTGCACATAGAGTAGGCAATGGTAACAGTAGAAAAATACTAGATATGAATTTACAGAAAGGTGGCATAAGAGCAAAAGATGCCATGAATAATTTTACTAGAAAATTTGTTAATGGTCGTAATCAAGAAGTTGATCCTAATGCATTATCAATGCAACAGTTTTATAACAAAGTATCAGAAGCTATAGTAGATGATAAAGTATTTGATGATGTAGGTTTAAATCCACAAGTTAAAATAGCGGCAACAAAAGCTAGAAAGTTTTTTGCTGAGTATGAAGCTGAAGCTACTAAGTTACATATGTTTGCATCACAAGGTTCTTATAAAAGAATGATGGAAATTAAAGCAGGTTCTATATCACAGATAGATGAATTGTTATCTAATAAGGCATTAAATACATTCCAAATTACAAGATTAAATAAATTAAAATCAAGATTACAAAATGAATACAGAACTCTCAAAGGAGAATTTGATGAAATGGCAGAATCAATATCTCCACCATATGAACAAGGCAGAAACTTTATGCCTAGATATTGGATGAGAGATAAAATTATGGCTAATCAAGAAGCGTTTAAAAAAATACTTAGAAGACATTTTGTTGCTAATCCTATTATTAGAAAAAAAGGAAAAGAAGTAGAACTATCTACAAATCCTGAAGCTATAGATAAAAGAGTAGATGATGCATTTGATAAGATAATGGACAACGAAGCAAATCATATGGATGGAGAGGGTATTGCAGGTTGGGGTTTTGATAAGAATAGAAAACAATGGAGAGCAGGAACTAAATCTTTAATGTCAAGAACATTAGATATTCCTAATAGAGATGTAATAGAATTTATTGAAACAGATATTAATTTTATTATGCGTCAATACACTACTAAGATGAGTCATGCTATAGAACTTACTAGACAATTTGGAGATAGACACTTAGATGATTTTTTAACTCAAACAGAAGTAAGATTAATTACTAAAGAACTTAGAAAAGAAAAAGACAATCTTAAAATAGATAAGGTATTAAATGCATTTGAAGATGAAAAAGATAAAATATTAGGAACACTTAATACAGAAGACCCTGCATCTTTTAATAAAAGAACTGCGGCATTCCTAAGGGATTGGGCAAGTTTAGCATTTATGGGTAAAGTAATTTTTTCTGCATTAGTAGATGCGGCAAGACCTGTAATGGTAAATGGTTTTAGTAAAACATTTAAACCTATTATAGGAGATTTTACTACTAATTTAGGAGCTTATTCTAAAGCATTAGAGCAAGTTAAATATTTTGCACCAGCTATGGAAGTAACTTTAGGTTCATCAAGAAAAAGATTTATAGAAGATGGTGGTCAAGTAGGTTTAGGTAAAGGATGGTTAAGTAAAAAGTTTGATAGATTTTTAGGACAACCATTAAACAAAGCACAAGGTCCATTTTATTTTGCTAACTTACTTACTCCTTGGACACAAATGTGGAAACAATATCAAGGTGTAATATCTTCTCATAGATTAATAGAAGACAGTTTAAAAATAGCTAAAGGTTCTTTTAAAGATAAAAAAGAAGCTGACTTTATAATAACTAGATTAGCTAGTTATGGTATAGATCAAAAGACTGCAAGGTTAATTGCTGATATGCCATATGAAGAATTAGATGGTTTATTAATGCCAAATGCTAATCAATGGATTAGTAAAAATGGTGGACAACAAGCATCAAGAAAATTTAGACAAGCTTTATATGCAGATGTAAATAGAACTATTATTACTCCTACACCTACAGATCAATTAAATTTAATGCATGGTGTATTTAGAGTTAATGATGAAGCATATGCAAAACTATATGATAATAGTATGGGTAGATTTTTTGGATTTCAAAAAACTACAAGAGGTGGAAAGTTTAGTAATTCATTTATGGGATTACCATTTCAATTCTTTTCTTGGGCTATTGCCGCAAATAGAAAATTATTAATATCAGGATTACAAGGTAGAGAATTACAAGTTATGGGTGGTGTTGCCGCTATGATTAGTATGGGTATGATGGGAGATTACTTTAAGAATCCTAGATACTGGGTACAAAAACCATTAGAAGAAAAAATTATTAGAGGTGTAGAACTATCAGGTATTGCAGGTATATTTACTGATGCAAACTTTATGTTAGAAACTGTATCAGGTGGTATGTTTGATGAAGCTGTTGGTATAAGACCTATGCTTGGACAAGATTTAAGATTTGGCGATCCTAATGTAGCCAATGCTGTTGGAGAATTTATTGGAGCTGGTCCATCTATACCTGCTGATTTATTATATGCGTTTATGACAGATCAAGATTATGATGAGAAAGCCGCAACTATAAGGAGAATAATTCCCTTGAACACTTTATGGATATGGGATAGAAAGTTTAAAGACATTTACAACTGGGGCGTTGAAAAAATAAGATAAGAATATGACAATAGTAAGTAACAAAAATACACCTAGAAATACATATACAGCTAGTGCAAATCAAACTAGCTTTGCTATTAGTTTTGAATTTTACCAAATAGCAGATGTTAAAGTCTATAAGAATGGTACATTATTAACTTATAATGCTACTCCATCAGGAGCATCACAATATAGTATTACAGGTACAGCTTCAGCTTCAGATAATGCATATGAATTTGGATCAGGTGGATCAATTACACTTGGAGCAGGTGCTTCAGTTAATGACATTATAGTTATTATTAGAGATATATCTGTAGAAAGAACAACAGACTTTCCTAACTCAGGTGCATTTGATATTACAAGTTTAAATACACAACTAGATACATTAACTTCTATTGTTGCAGATGTTAAAACACAAACAGATAGATCAGTTAAATTATTAGATACTGATACTGTTTCTGCTACAGTTACATTACCAGCTAAGGCAACTAGACAATCTAAATTAATGGGATTTGATGCTAATGGTAATATTGAAACTACAGTATCATCTGCTGGATTAACAACTATTGCAGGACTATCTACAGAAATACAAGCCCTTGGTGCAATATCTAGTAATATTACAAGTGTTGCTGGAAATGCTAGTAATATAAATACTGTTGCTGGATTAAATTCACAAATTACAAGTTTAAGTGCTATATCATCTGATATTTCAACTCTTGCTGGTTTTAATAGTTCTGATATTTCTACAGTAGCAGGAGATATTGCTAAGGTAGTAACTGCCGCAAATGATTTAAATGAATCTACTTCTGAAATAGAAGTAGTAGCAGGTGCAATTACTAATATAGATGCAATAGGTGGTGCAATTACTAATATTAATAACATTGGTCCAAATATTGCTAGTGTAAATACTGTTGCATCAAATATTGCAGGAGTTAATTCTTTTGGAGAAAGATATAGAGTTCAAGCAGGAGTTCCAAGTAGTTCATTAAATGTTGGCGACTTGAATTTTGATACGACAGCTAATGAATTAAAAGTTTATAAATCTTCAGGATGGGCGGCGGCTGGTTCTACAGTTAATGGTACATCCCAACGATATGTTTATAATATTACAGGCACACCAACAACTTTAACAGGTGCATCAGGTACAGGTTATGCAGAAGCATCAAGTCAAGTTCTTGCTTATGATGCTGGATTTGTAGATGTTTATCTTAATGGTGTTAAACAAATTTTAGGAACAGATGTAACTGCTACTTCAGGTACTTCTTTAGTATTTGCAAGTGCTTTAGCAAATGGAGATGTAGTAGATGTTGTAGGTTTTGGTACATTCCAACTAGCTAATATATCTATAAAAGATTTAACAGATACACCTAATAGTTTTGGTACAGCAGGACAAGCCCTTGTTATGAACAATTCAGCAAATGGCTTAGTATTTTCAAATGCAAGTTCAGCAGAAGTATATGGATTTAAAAAATCATTTACAGCTTCAACTCTTAATAGAACAGTTACAGTAGCATCTGTAGGTGGTTCAAATAAATATTTTATAGATGGAGTACAACAAGATACTTTAGAATTGTTAGAGGGTAATACATATATATTTGCTTATCCATCAGGACATCCATTTAAGTTTTCTACAACTTCTGATGGTACTCATGGTAGTGGATCAGAATATACTACAGGAGTTACACATAATTCATCTACACAAGTTACTATAATAGTAGCAACAAACGCACCTACTTTATACTATTATTGCTCATCTCACTCAGGAATGGGTGGACAAGCAAATACACCAGTACCATCTAATAATACATTACAAGTACAAACAACAAATACAGGGGCAGATAATATAAGTGAATCAGATTATGCTGGATTTAATGATGTTCTTTTTGCGGCATCAGGATTTAGCTGGTCTATAAGTAGTGGTAAATTAATAGCTACAATTTAGGATTGCAAAATATAAAAAAGAAAGGTAAAAACAAATCATGGCTACAGTAAATATTGGAAACATAAAATTTAATTGGAAAGGACCATGGTCTAATTCTACTACTTATGCAGTAGATGATGTTGTAAGTCTTTCAGGATCAAGTTACATTTCTATACAAGCTGGTTCTAATCAGAACCCAGCATCAGCTTCAGCGTATTGGCAACAAATGAGTTCAGCAGGTACTAATGGTACTAATGGAGATACTTTTGGTCTAGCAAATAAAGAAATTGCATTTAAAACAAACGCAGGTGCTTTAGATGGTATAGCAATCGGTACAGCAGGACAGGCATTAAAAGTTAATTCTGGTGCAACTGGTTATGAGTTTGGTGCAGTAGCAGGTGGAAAAGTTTTACAAGTAGTGACTGCTTCAACTGAAACTAATGTAAGTACAACTTCAACATCTTATGTTCACTTAACAAATATTCCAACATTTAATATTACACCATCAGCAACTTCAAGTAAGATTTTACTTTTAGCAAATTTTGGTGCTACAGAAATATCTGGCAATAATGGATATGTTTCAATTTTTAGAGGTAGTAATAATTTAGGAAATAGTACGGCAGGATTTGTACAAGTTCAACATTCTTCTTCACATAGATTGCCTTTAGGTGGAGCAGTATATTTAGATAGTCCAAGTACAGCATCTCAAATTACTTATGATATTAGAATAAAAACCAGTAATGGAGATGGTTTTAATTTTGGAGAAGGTTGTTCAGTTAATTTAGTAGCAATGGAAATAGGAGCATAATATGGCAACAGCACAACAAATAACAACTGCTATTTTAGCAATTAAATCTGATGCTCAATGTAGTGTTATAGGTAATGAAAGTGATAACATTGATAATATTATTTGGCATGATGATAACCCAACTAACATTTCTAAATCAGATATAGAAACTAAAATGGCTGAAATACAGACTGCTGAAGATAATGAAGTTCAAGCTAAAACAGATTTAAAAGCTAGTGCTAAAGCAAAGTTAATTGCAGGAGAAGCATTAACTGAAGATGAAGCTAACACAATAGTATTGTAAATGGATGGTTATGCAATATGACAAAAGCAAGGGATTTAGCTAATATAAT